ATAAAGCTGTTTCATAAGGTTCTACTAATTCAGCAATTTTTGCATTATTAGTTGCTGGTGTGGATAAAATGGTTAAAATCATTAAATCTTCATTTAGAAATGGTATACCATTTTGACCTCTGCGTATATATTGATTAGTCCCAGTAAATAATACATTAAGTATATGTTTAACATCGGCATTGAAAAACAAAATCTGACGCATTTTAGATTCAAATGAACCTCCAGTTTGTGGTTTGGGTTTGGGTTTGGATTTGAGAGCCATAATTTCTTTATCAATATACGATGCATTGGTTCGCAAGTTGTTTCGTAAATTGACAATTATGTCTTTATTATCAAAAAAATCTGTGGTAAATCCTCCATGCGCAAATAGTAGTAAAGTTTCGTCTAGAACTGCATATGAAGCAGCATTAGCTAAAGTAAGATACTCCGCTAGTAATCCGTCGTGTTCCAATTTCCGAGGCTCGGTTGGTTTCATAAATAACATTCTTGCAAATACAGTAAAAACTATTGCGGCTTGGTATTCTTTGTCAGATTTATTAGATTTATCAGATTTATCCAATGTATCAATACCTAGTTCGCACGGTATTCCATCTAAATTATTCTTGGCACTAATAGTACCAGTTCTAGGATCGTCCCCAAATATATATTCAAATCTTTCTAGAAGTGATTTAGTAATTATTGGTGTAGCTGGAAGCCATCTTTCATTGGTAAAATTAGGATTTTCTTTATTCCAAAATGGATTAATTGAACGTAAATCATTGAATTTCCAAAAATTTGCTCGCATTCCGTTATATTTGTTTTGTAAATTCTTTGCAATATCAGAAATATTATCGCCTGATTCCCACCAAGCCAAATCATCTTCTGCCTGCAATAGTGCTAGAAGTTTAATCTTGTTAATATCACGGTTTCCAATATTACAAATAACATTGCCTGCTTTCATACCATTCGTTAATACTTTTAGTAATCTAAGAGCACATAAGTTATCAGGATGAGCTGCACCTAATACCTCTATGCCGACAGTGTAATCTAGAACATCACCGTTAAATATTACACCCTTTGATTTATCATCACCACTAGCATATTCTATAATCTTTGCAATTTGTTCTTTAGGACAAAACCCTTCTACATCTGATATAATGATAATATCTTTTTTCCCCTTTAAAAATTTACTTATGTCCACACTAGAGCTATCCATTTTATTTATAAATTAGATAAATATTTATTCCAAAACAAAACAAATAAAAAAACATAAAAAACAAGCGAAACGCGATCATAAAGCAATTACAAAGCGATTACAAAGCGATTACACTGCCATTTCAGCCTTAATACCAGGATGGCACCGGTAACCTAGCAACTCGATATCCTCCCAACGAAATTCTTCAATATTTTTTCTTTTTCCACCTTCTGTTAGCGCTACACCGTCTTCGCGCTTTGGTTTAATAACCAATTTGGGATAAGGATATGGCTTCCGGGCTAGGTTCTCCCGGACTTGTGTAATATGCGACTTATAAATATGTGCATCTGCAATAAATACCGTAAGCTCCCCTGGTATTAAGTCAACTCCTTCGAGGGCGCAAATCATATGAACTAGCAAGGCACCAGTACAAGTATTCCAATTATTGGCTAGGAAATAATCACTACTCCGCAGATAAATAGCTAGATTGAGTTCCTTGGCTGCAACATCTACATTAAATTGATACTTGCACAGGCAAGATGGTAATGCCGCTCGGTCTTGTGTTGCTGGATTCCAAAGATCAATTATAATCCGCCGGGAATATGGATCAGTCTTAATTAGGTGAATTGCATTTGTTAGCTGATCGAAACCATATGCGCCTAGTGGATATTCTGTATCGCATCCACGATAGGTACCACCATAGTGCCGCATATTGAATCCATATGTTTCACCAAAATCCCCCTCTTTATACTCTACCAACCCGCGACGGTCTAAGAATTCCCGTGAGGTGTTGCCATCCCAAATATGAATACCCTTTTCCTGTAGGATGCGATTATCTGTCCGGCCAGATATATATAACATTAACTCTTCAAATATCATTCTCAGGGGAATCCGCTTGGTTGTACTAATGGGGAATGTATCGCTCAATTGAAACTTTAACATAGCACCGAACACGCTTAAAGTGCCGACACCAGTCCGGTCATCATTACTTTTACCAGTTTCTAGTATGCGGCGCATTAGGTCGAGATATGTGTATTCCTCTGTGTTTTCAAATGGTTTTCTAATACTACGTTGCAGGTCATTCGGTAGATTATAAAATTCCAAGTTGGAATAAGTCGTAAATCTATACCAGAGATTACCTTTGCTAGAATATTGGAATTCAGATATAGAATATAGATGCATTTTAGTCTCATCCACCTTAGGGAAAAATGAGTCAAATTCTACACTAGAATTGCTATCCAGATATACTTCCGTAGCGTGAATAATAACTTTATTACCATTGCTAGATGCAGTTTCCAGTGCTTGTGAATATATCTGGGAGCCGCCTATTATATAATAGTTGAATCTAGAATATTCACTACCTGCTAGAGATTTGATTTTGTCTTGTAGCTGGATATATCCACCCTCTAGAAAGAGTGAATTCCAATTAGTAAATAGTACATTAGCACAATCGGAATTTGCGGCATTCATCTGGTCAATATACTCTTGGCTATTGGATAGTACAACATTAAATCGATTTTCTAGAGGGCGGTACCGGGTGGGAATAGACTCCCAAGTCTTGCGACCCATCACCACGATATTATGTAAATCGAATTTCGCAGTAATCCCGGAATTAGATGTAGTAATTTGCTTGAAATGTGCCATATCCTCCGGGATATGCCATGCTAGCTGGCCTTGATTACCTATCCCGCGCTCTTTAAATGAATAGGCGACTACTAATTCAAACGTGCCGGGGAAAATAGAAGGTGGTTCTGCATTAGCGATTGATGATTGCTTTTTTAAAGGCATTCTAAAGATGGGTGGGTATTGGTAAATTTATTGATAAATCTATAATTTGGGCTTTATGCTAGATATAAATGAAAAAGAAAAATATAGGATAGATAATCAATTTTATTTATATCACATTACTATTATTAGGGTAGCCTAAAAATACTTACGCGACCGTAAATGCGGTCGCCCAGCTACCCTACCCTGCCTATTTGGCATATTTGGCATATTTGGCATTACTGGTTTTTGTTGCATTGCACGCTTTTGTTCACTTTTAATTCGCGCGTGTCGAATTTGTCTTTCTAGTCTTGTGAGTGGAGCTTGTGGAGCTTGAGCATAGTTAATGAATGGCATTGCTCTCTGTTGCCTTTCTGCACTTTGTGTTTCTTGTTCTTTAATTTTAGCTGCGAGACTTCTCTGTCCTGCCTTATTCCTTAGTAATGCAAGTGTCATATATCTTGAATGTTGCAATTTATGGCCAGCACCACCAGCCTGTTTTTTAGTCCGTTTGGAACGAACAACACTTCTCTGCTTCCTGGAAATTTTATTTTTTCTTAATGTCATTCTTAAAGTATAATAAGAAAAAATAAAATTTCAAAAAGAAATAAAAACAAATTACCTCTAGAAATATTTAGTTAGAAATTCCATCATACAAAATGTGCCACTATGTAGTAGCATTGCTCTTGCAACTGCCCAACTAAACCCGGAATAGAAATGTCGCAAACCGCCTTTATTATATATTTCTAGCATTATACTTTTTACGCTATTGCTATTTCCTACAGAGTAGCTAGATTGTAAGATAGTCTTAATTCGGTCTTGTGGATAGATAAATATCCACGCCGCTACCCCTGCAATACCACCATAGAAAAAGGAATTATGCAATCCGATTTCCCGTCCGTGTTGGGTATGATTTATGCGTTTCAAAGACTCATATACGCTAAAATAGATGGAAAATCCAGGTACTTCCCGCGTCCAGGTAGCACTCAATCCCCGGAATAAGAATTTAATACTTAGTTCTTGCTTATTAAAACCTATGTTGTTTTGTTTTAATATCTTTAATCTTTCATATGGAGTCACAATCACTGCTGCACTAAACCCAGCAATCGCACCTGCTAGAGGTATATTATCCAGTTGTTGATTACAATAATTATAAGTTCCAAATACAACAGCCTTTTCCAATCCTACACCAGCTAGAGGAGGTAATAATCCACGGTATAAATTACCTAATCCAGGTTTAAAATCGCGCAATGCCCTGCCGGTTTGAATATGAGTTTTTACAGTATCAACCGGATGGCTAAGTATTATTCCGGTCATACCTGCAATGGCGCCTTTAACATAATATTGCCACGTGGAATTAGAGGGTTTAGATGGTTTTGAAGAACTTAATGTATCCTGACTCAATTTCTCTTGATACATTTCCTGGTTGTTAAGAAATGTGTGAATAGCGTGATACATTTTTTTGATTATTAATTGGAATATTGGAATATTGGAATATTGAAATATTTCTTTATATTCTAGCTAGATGTCTTTAACATCTATTTTACTCTTATTTGTATCTGTATAATCCCCGCTAGTGAATATACTTCTCTGACGTTGTTCTGTTTCCCATTGTGGTTCGGTATCCGTATATAACTCTTGAAATGCGGTATTATGATACGCAGCAAATTCATTCATATCAATTCCATAGAACCGACATCGATATTTCTTTCCTGATGCATTAAACAATCCCTCTAGCTTGGAATCTAATGTATACCATAAATCACCACCAAATCCTTGTGAGTCCTTATGCCGTAATTGATTACTTTTCAATCTATCGGTGAGAACCTGAGTGAATACTGTAGAACCCGTCAAGTGCAATATATTATTGCTCGACCTGGAAGCCACATTTTCCACGCATTCATCTATAACGGCTTTCAAGAGGGGATGGCCTTTAGAGAAAATCAATATCCATTGATTGAATAATCCGGCAACTTGTTCCCGCGTTATGATAGCATCATCATCAGCACGGATGAGATTATCTAGTGGTGCGCGGATATCGGCATCTATATCTAGATAAACCCCGCCATATTTATAAAGCACACAATAACGCCAGATATCTGCTCTAGCGGCACCGATGGCTAGTGAATTAAAAGCTTCATAGACACGCCCCGGAAAATGCACTCTAATAAATTCGGCCATTTCGACATCATCATAGAGGTGATGGCTCCATCCGGGATTTAGTGTCATTATCTGTGTGATTACACGGGTAATACCGGGTGGTAGGTCGTGTGTTTTCCAGGTTTGATAGATATGTTTTGGAATCATTTATCCTTGTTTGGCTAGAATGAAAAAAGAAAAGGAAACAAAAAAACAAACGGATATTGCATTTTAACATCACTTGTGTACCGTCTTAAATTTAATTTATTACACTGATAAAACAAAATAATAAACATTGAAAATTTATAAATTTCTACTCAAAAATAATAAAAAACTGGAGTAATAAATTTAATCCGGTAGGGTAATTATAACAAAAAACCTGATTGTTTCTTGCTATATTACTGCTTTTATTTATTTGCGTTCCTGATACTGATATTAGGATTTGCTACATTATATTAGTAATTTTAGAATAGAGAACTATTCTAGGATATTCTTCAGGTAAATTAACTTTACAATTTTCATTATAAGAACGTATCATAGCTGCACCTTTTATTTCTGTATATAATTTGCATTGTGTAAGATTATAAAGATCTTTGAAATGTACTTCGGTATCCCAATCACCATCGCTTTCAGTCCATCCCAATTCTTCATTTGTCTCAGTTAGTGTAATAAGAGGACCAATAACACGTTGCTTTAGTGCAGTAAAAGTAGCAACGGCAATAAGTTGACCATTACTACGGCTTTTTACAAACCATAGTAAATCTCCGGGTTGAGATTTAGATGTAAATGATTTTGCAATTGTTAATTTACTGTTTATACCCCATATTCCTTTTTTTGAAGAATTATAGAAATGAATACCATTTCCTACGTGAAAAATGTAATGATTCGGCATTTTAACTTATTATTTTTTTTATTTTTATTTTAACTTGACGTTATTTTTTATTATAAAAAACTCAATTTTTTTTAATCTTATTTTTTAATCTTATTATATATTTCCAATCCACTACTGGCAGCTGTATCTAGAATTTCCTTATTCTTATGCACATATTCCCCTATTTCTTTTTCTACATTTTGAAATGTTAAACGTGGAATGGAATCATTAATATCTTTAGCGGCCATACCATAATAATGCGTGAAAACATTACCATATCCACCAAACACCAAATCTCCGTATTTAACCCCTAACAACTTACAAGCTCGTCGCAAATCACTTTGACTTTTACATTCAATCTCCGAATACGTAGGCAGCCCCGGAATATAATCAATTGTAAGTTCACATAATTCCGAAGTGCTACCAAGCTTTCTAGGTATGAACCATTTTTCACGGATGGTTTCGTGATATGCCTTCTCGGTTAGATTCAGGGCACGTAGGAAGGCTTGGCCATTCTCAAATGAATCTTTCACACTTAGCTCATATTCTTCTGGGAAGTTGGGATTTTTAAAGAGCTTAACGGTCATAGTAGTTTTATCACCTTCATCTCGAACACGAACAAAACCACGTGCCACATCACATAATTTAAATACCGAACGACGATATATGGTTAACGGTGCTTTCATATGACCACCTAGTGCACGGGCTTTGTCTCGTATTTCCGCAGGATTGACATCTAAAATACGACCTTCATATTCAACTTCCATTGGTTTTTTAGTGATTGTTTTCTTAGTTTCTTTCTTTTGTTTTTGTTTCTGTGTTTGTTTCTTAGTAATTTTAGAATGTTGTCTACTATTATATGTCATCATATCTAGCGGTGCTTCTAGAATATATTGTTATTAAAAAATATCTAATATCTAATATCTAATGACTAGTTCTATTTGGAATAGATAGTAATTTATAAACATAATAAATTAATTTTTTTCTTTTATAATTATAGTAATTATTTCTAGTTTTTTTATTTCATAAATATTGTCTAAAATGAATTATCAAGTTTTAGTTGGTGTTCTTCTTTATTTATTTGTTTTTGCATGTAGTATAGTTATATTATTTGAAGCTATTTATACTTTATCAGCTAAAACTATGGATAATATGACTCGTGTTTTTATTGATTATTATGCTACGAAAGTATGCGTAAAAATAAGTGAAAATAATATAACTAGTGAAACTATATGTTTCAATGAAATACCAACTAAAACAGTATTAGCGTCATCGATAATTTTATTATGTTTATCAGTATTATGGATTATTGCTTGTGTTGCAGGGTATAATAAAATTAAGCTTGGTTTAGGTATTCTTCTATTTCTGAATGCTATTATTTTAATTGTAGCTATTACAACTACAACTGTGAAATTAAATAAATATCAAGAATTAATCGACCCTGCAAGTGTTAAATTCGAAAATTATACAGCAACATCAATTGTTATAATTGTTGCTTGTTGTCTTGTTATTATTCATCAAATTGTTGATTTTCCAATCGTAAATCGTTTAATATTTAAACATTAACTTAGATTATCCGATATTACGTTCAGTCTATGGTAAAAGTCAGTAGATATGGTTAATGGGGCTTTCATATGTCCGCCTAACGCATAAGCCTTCTCCCGCATCTCATTTGGTGATACATCTAGAATACGACCCTCATATTCAACTTCCATTGGTTTTTAAGTGATTGTTTTCTTAGTTTCTTTCTTTTGCTTTTCGTTGTACATTTTTATTAGTTTTTTTCATATTGGTAGATATAATTTGTTGTACCTTCTAGAATATATTGCAATAAAAAAATTATCTAACTACAAATCCAAAATCCAGAATCTTACATATCAATACCGTTAATGCAAATGCCATTACAATTAATATTGGTCTTGATAATATCAACCACATCGTGCTTGTTATATAAACTTGTATTCATACTGTTAATATTTAGAATTTTCAAAGAGCTAGGTATTTTTTTCCAATGTTGAATATGGGTGCAGATGTCCTTACTTGTATGGGATGGAAACCAAATATCTAATTCTACTACACCATCACCAATGGTATTTAAATCGCCCCAGAAATTAGACAATACCATTTTTATAATACTATTTGGCAGGTGCTCAAGGGTTTGCTTATATACACTTAAACCATTATAATATCCTAAATCGAAATTAAAATACTCTAAACCGTGTGGCAAATTAATTAATGGTTGTTGAAATAAACAAACACTTTCTAGAATAAGTGATTTTAATCCAGGTGGCAAATTATTAATTGGCTGATTAAATATGTCGCTAGTAATTTTTAATAATTCTAGACCTAGTGGTAAATTATCTATCGAACTATTACACCTTTGCACATTTAAAATGCCTAAATTAATATTATAAATAAAATAACTTAAAGCTATTTTTTTAATTAAAGATTAAGATATAGGTTAACTGTTTTATATGTCTTCTTTATCCGCAAGGATAAATTAAATAACATTAAATATCCTTCTACAAGTAGTTATATACGCCTTTTAAATTTATATTTGTTTTACCTTGCATATTTCTGTGCAAATTATTTAGTAATGAATAATATAGGTAGCTAATGTAGTTTTTAAGGATTTTATATATCTATTTTAGTATGGTAGTATTGGGAGTTTCGAAAACTTAATAGTCCAATATTAATGTGCTTATGTAGAGTAATAGGAGAAAAACAGTAGTACAAAATACTGGCATCACTATATCAGGCATAGTGTGGTAAAGGCCAGTAGATAAGTTGTTTTTACTAAACTTCAATGTTAAACTTTTGTTTTAGGATACCGTATAAAATCGGCGTTTTAAATGTGCAAAGGTGTAAACAAAATACTATTTATTACTAGGCTCTTTAATCCTGGTGGTAACTCCTGCAAACTACGATTAAATGAATATGATTGTATTTTGACTGATTTTATATTAGTATTTGCTAATTTAATTTCATCATTAAATGTCATACTCTGAATAGTTAAGTTTTCTAGTCCTGGATTAATATTTTCTATCCTGCTAGATATCTTATCACTTATAATTTTTAGTTCTCGTAATCCTTTTGGAAATGTGGCTAAGTTATAATTGAAATCTGAAACTTCAAATATAATGGATTCTATATGATCTCCTATGTTGCTAATATCCTGATTGAAATTGTGGCCAAATGTAAGATTTTTTATAAAAGTTGGTAATTTTGGAATAGGTTGATTGAAATGCTTATCGAATACAATATTATTATATTTATTGGCACCAATACATTTAGCTATAGCTAATTCCTCTAGATCATAAATATCTAATATTTCAGTATTGTTACGGCTGTCAAAATGCAATGTAAAAGGCATTTGTGTTAAAGTTCTTATTGTAAAATATAAAATATGAAAACATAGGATAGAGAATAAGAACAAATCAATTTTTCATTAAGACAAAATTGCTAAAAAATAAAAACAAAAAAATTGTGTTTTAGGGTAGCATAGCTAGCGAAACTTATTGCTAATCAAGAAAACGATACGCTAGTAATATACTTTTCTATGTTAGAAAAGCTAACAACTACATGGCGGATAGTGGGAAGGTGTGATGTGTGATGTGTGATGTGTGAGGTGCAAGTGTCGGCTCACTGCTGATGGTGCTTGGCAATCAATCTCTTGATCAGGCAGAAAGCACTCTCATTCCTAATGAGAGCTTTCCACAGTTGCTCCAAGTTGTTCTTCAAGTCTGCGGAAGAGCTAACGTGTGCGATAGCGCTCTTGGTGCGATCATCAATGTGGGTGGTCTCACAGCTCTGAATTAGGGAGACACACTCTTGCACAGCTGCCAGAGGAAGGTTCAAAAACTGCTTTTGAATTTCCAAAATATTTTGAGGAAACACAAACTTCGATTGCGCCATTTTGAGAGATGTAAGAATTTAGAAAAATAAAAATATTCATTTTTTGTTATTTTTTTTTGTAAATGCCAAATTCTAATCGAACCAATCATTTTTTGCCATTAATGTAAATACCATTACAATTAATATTAGTTTTTATAATGGGTATATCCTTAAAATATAATACATTTATTTAAGGATATACCCATTATAACTGTCAATTTTTAGGTCTCGTAATCTTTTAGGAAATGTGGATAAGTTATAATTGAAATCTGCAACTTCAAATATAATAGATTCTATATGATCTCCTATGTTGCTAATATTCTGATTGAAATTGTATCCAAATTTAACATTTTTAATACAAGTTGGTAATTTTGGAATAGGTTGATTGAATTCCGAATCGAATATAATACTATCAATTTTTATTGATTCATTGATTCGCGCAAATGGTTCTAGAACAGATACATCTAATATTTCAGTGTTTATATTGCTGTTAAAATTCAATGTGAAAGGCATTTTGTTAAAGTTCTAATTGAAAATTATGAAAATATGAAAATATGAAAATATAGGATAGAGAATAAGAAAAAATCAATTTTTTTAGGATAGTATTGCTAGAGTATCTTTTCTTGCTAGCAATAAAGTTTCGCTTGTAATAGTGCTTTTCCATTGATAATTAGGTTCCAAAGCAAGTAACCACTTTATAAAAGATCGGCATTCTTGAATAGCCAAATAATTCACCAATTTATCATTATCAAAATGGATATCTATTTTTACACTGAGTTTGCAAGCAAGTTCATAAGTCCATCCAGCTCCACGTTCCATCTTATTCAATGCAGCACTTTCAAATGCCTTTTGCAATGGGAACTCTAGTTCCGGATTTAGTTGTATTAGATTTTCTGCTTTTACCACTTTGCCCCATTCAATAAACTTGATAAATAGTTTGCACAATTTACGTTCAGATGTCAGCATTTATAAACCGGATTCTACTGCAAGTCTTTGTCCTCTAGTCTTGTTTCTAAACAAAATAAAAAACTTATTAAAAAACAATTTTTTGAATAAAAAATCAACTTAGACTAAATCTTCTGGATTTACAAAAGATTCTACACCTTGTGCCTCTAGGAATTCTATTATTTCGATTGCAATATCGGTTTCTTCATCTGCTACTGGAAAATATTTATCTTCAGGGTCTTTCAATGCCTTTAGAAATCGACTGAATAATTTATGGGGTACATGGTAATTGAATAAAACACGTATTGTTTCAATGGTTTCTTCATCCATATCAAAACTAAATAAGTATTCAATATTGGAATCGTCTAGTTGCAATACTAATTCATTATTTATAGCTAGAATTGCTTCAGCAATACCAGAAAATGCATTATGAACTGCCATACGTAAACACTCTATTTCTGGAATATATCCGCAAGATATAAAGTAATCGTAAGTGTCAAAGTTAAGTTCCATTGCCCGAGCAAGTAATCCGTCAGATACCTCTAGACCATTTTCATCAATGAGATATTCCAATACTTTAGTCAGATTATATGCTATTATATAATCAATATAGGTTTCTAGCTGTTTATCATCATAACCTTCTCTAGGGGCATCATTCAATTTATCAGTAGGTTGGATGCCATGAGTTGTGAATAATTCCACTAAAGTTGAAATTTCTTCATTATCCAACGCATCTAGAATCTTATCATAAAGTTCATCACTGATATAGGTTGTTGCCATTCTTTAACTGTTCTTATATTTTTATATGATTGTTTTTTTAAATATATTTAATTTTTTTGTAATATAATCTATATTGTTTTCTTTTAAGCTATCTAGTAAAGTATTCTAATTAAGGATTCTAATAAGGAACATTAGATTCCTTTAGAGCTTCACTGAGTTATTCAAGTTAAACTTAAAAAAATACAAAACTGTTAAATACATGTTAAATACATAAAATTAGATGTATTGATATGCTGTTGCAGGTATATCAATACGTTCAATGGTAATAGGTGATCCAAAAGGCTTACAACCTGCAACAATAGATTTTTTATGCAGTGTAGTTTGATATCATCCAGTCATATTGGAAAAGAAGGCAAAGAATCTTTCACTAGCAATATAGACTTCTCCAATAATTAGTTTTGGATGAATATAGAACTTTGAACAGAAAACTGTTTTTTGCATATCCTTCCTTTTTTCATACCATACCTTCATTTCATTTTGAGTTGAATATGCATCGCGTAAATTACCCCGACAAGATTTGTCATACAAAACTCCAGCCTTAATAGTATCTGGAATAGTAAATTTTTTCAAATCATATGCTGTATGGCTCTGCAAACGTGATATCAATACATCACGAATTCCTGATAGGTCAAGCTCATATCCAACAGCAATAATCTTTTTTGAAGATTGCTCTGAAAATTGCATAGAATCCATAAAACGGATAATATTTTTTTCCAAGTTGAGAAATTGTTGAATGAGAAAAGTAAAAAAATTTTAACTTCAAATGGAAATCAATTTTATTTTATTAAAAAAACTATTTTTCATTTCCGATTGTATGTCTAGATACCTTGATGTCTAGCAGAACACCACTTTTTGATACTTAATATTCTTCAAAGCCTTGCCAGTACTCTTATTCTTAACAATCCACTTTCCCAATTCGGGTAGGGCATAATAATAAGGACTATCATAAGGGCTTTTACCCGCCTGAAACTTAGCCTCGTAATCTGCAACAGTTGCCTGTGCATCCGCCTCCGTATCACATAATTTGGACATATTACTAGAGTGGACGATTGAAAAATCTGCATCGGCATCTATATCCATTAAATAGGAATAAGTATAATCCAAGATGATTAGTTTCGCTAGATTGACGCCAATTGTTTCAAGTAAATTGGTACTGATATCTTCATCTACTTGACAACGTTCGTCCGTATAAGTAAATATCCTAACCATCTCTGCAACTAGTTTCTCCCGTTCAATATTACTAAAAGATTCTGGAGATATATCTAGCAGACCGGTATAAAATGTGCTAGGGAATAGTTCCATATATAATTGAACCCAATTCCAATTTGTCATTCCAATTGGTCGTCCATTGGTTTCATTCTGATTTGAATATTTTGTAATGCCATCAAAGATTTGCCGGCCGTTGGATGTTGTAGTAGGAACATAGGATTTAACAAAACCCTGTACTAGCAAATCCATATTAATACCTAGTACATCACCCATACCATATACAACATATAGAATATCAGCAAGCGCATCACGGATTTCAATGAAATCATTTGCAGCAATAGCTGTCTGCAATTCACCAAGTTCTTCTTTAATTAGGTCTAGTCGCAAACGAATAAGCTTTGGTTGCTCGGTTAGCAATTGGGAGCGACCGTGTAAGAATGCATTAAATTCCGGTCGCCCAAATTCATCAATTTCACCACCTAAATAATTTGCAGGTTCCTTAGGTGCCATATCAAAGGCACGATTGAATTCCTGAACTTTTTCAAAATTCGTTTTGCAGCTAACAGTTGTCATATTTTTTCAATGTTGGAGTAATGTATTACAGTTTGATTATATAAAATTATATTATTATAATCTTGCTAGATAAAATAAATTCAATTTTTGCAGAGAACCTACGGTTCCCCGCACTCTTCCCTTTATTTTAGGAAAAATAGGCAGAGAACCTACGGTTCCCCGCACTCTTCCCTTTTTTAGGAAAAATAGGCAGAGAACCTACAGTTCCCCGCACTCTTCCCTTTATTTTAGAAAAAATAGGCAGAGAACCTACGGTTCCCCGCACTCTTCCCTTTTTTTAGGAAAAATAGGCAGAGAACCTACGGTTCCCCGCACTCTTCCCTTTTTTTAGGACAAATAGACAG